TTTTTTTATAAGAAGCCTAAAAGATTAGAAGTAATTGGTGAAAAAAGAATCATGCGATTTGATACTAAAGATAGACAGTTTCAAATTGATGGTGCAACTGGTAAACGGTTGTATAAAAAGGGTGGTAAGAGAACCACTAAACAGGAACACAATATGCTTGTGACTGATCTTGATGTGCAAGATGGTTACAAGTTTAGGAATGTGCCTATGAATCAAAGATTGAGGTATTTACTGATAGGTAAAAAATGCTTAAAATTCAAGTATTTACCAGATTCAGACAGTTTTATAGTTGAGTTTCCAAAAGCAACAAGGACTCTACTTAAAAATCTGTATGCTAAAAACTTTGAGGACTTTGAACAAAGCAAACCAACCAACAACGGAGGATAAATATGTCTACATTAATACAGACATTACAGAACAATCACTCAGACATGTATGATAAGGCAACAACTGAAGTTGACTTACAACAAATACATTATGTTAGTGATCCAGTTCTTTTTAAATTAAACAAACCTGCATGGGCTGTAGTAGATACAGATAACTATCGTGCAATACATTTGCATGGTTCCAACTATCAATTAATACCTTATGCTAAAATACTTAACGGATTATCTGATGCATTAGATGAATATGGTATTACATTAGATAATACTTCAATACAATTTAATGTGCATCCAGATTTAAACTACTTTAAATTAAGAATATTATTTAATGATGGTAGTAAGTTTAGTCCGCATGCTATGACAACTAATGCAAATGATAAACTAAAGTTTGGTGTTGAAGTTGTATCTAGTTATGATGCATCAATAGTGTATCAAGTTAGAGCAATGTTTTTAAGATTGATTTGCCAAAATGGTATGAAATCATTTGAAAGTTTAGGTGAGACAGTCAAGAAACATACAACACACTTTGATGTTGATGATTCTTTTTTAAAACTACAACACATTGGGACTACATTTGAGAGGATGCAAGATAAGTTCGAGGTATATAATAGTTTATCTTTATCAAGTGGCGAGGTAGATAGTATATTTAAAAAGTTTTCTGATGGATCTGATAATAAATATAATTTATTAAAGCAGGTTTTAGAAACTGATATACATAAATCTACTTTGTATGATGTGTATAATGCCCTAACTAATTATAGTTCTCATAATAAAAGAGCAATTAGAATTGGTAAAAAGGGTAGCGAAGAATACAGAATAGATAACAGTAGTATGGACTCAATCAGAAGTAATGAGGCAAGAGACTCAGAGATAGAGAAGTATATATCTAGTAATCACTTTGTATTCTTTTATCACAAAGCATTAAGTAATCTTGGAAGAGATGTAGCATGACATTTTACCATGGATTAGGTATGTTTATATTTAATTTGGTTGCCCTGTTTATCGGGGCAATCATTGCATACTGTATTATAAAAGAAGTAGATAGGAAAAGAAAACATAAAGAGTACTTAGAACAACTAAAAGGAAAGAGGTATAATGAAGACAGTGATACGAACTAAACCCTATATAGTATATACTAACCCCCCCTGCAATGACAGGTTATCATATCATACTTTTAATCAAAAGTACACGAGTCATGTTGACACACGAGAGAAGATATGTTACAAGTGTAACTCAAGAGCAGATGTAGTAATCAATAAAAAATACTATTGTGCTAAACATGGTATTAACTTAGTAGAATAAAATGACAGAATATGAAAAACTGGAATTATTACATAGTCAATTAGATGAATTGATACAAGGTAATCAATTACCTATTGATGAATTAAAAATCTTACAATCTTTTGTTGAAGATATAAGAGAAAAACATTTTAAAAGCGAGGATATAATTTATGTACGAAAAAGCAATAAAACAATCCGTAAAAAGATCACCTGAAGAAAAGATAATGATAGGCATTATTCAACAAGCTATGGAAGATGCTTTTGATTTAAGTAGATCCACAAATATATCTATAGCAGAAATACAACAGGCAAGAAACTGGTTCTATACAAAAGCATGTGAGGATATATGCGATCACTTGAACACAACACAAGATCATGTTAAAAAATTATTTACTAATTTATCAGATAGATATAAGCAAGGTTTAATTACAAGAGATGATCTAAGACGAGCAATAAGAAGATTGGAGTTAAAACTATGAAGATAAAAGACATAGAAAAAAAGATAGGCACACTATCTAATCCAAGTAAGATGCCTGCTTTTGGCTGGGGTATATCAGCTAAACATTGTAAGACTGGTAGCAAGTTAGCATTGATTGATGGTACTATATGTAATAAATGTTATGCATTAAAGAATAGATATATGTTTAAAAATGTATTTAATGCACACGAAGTTAGAAGAAAAGCAATAGAACTAAATGAGTGGGTAGATTATATGTCAATGTTACTGACATTTAAATATAGTAACCTAGATAAATCAAAGAGATATCATAGGTGGTTTGATGCAGGTGATGTACAATCTTTCTCACATCTAATGAAAATATTTGAGGTATGTGAGCATACACCGCAGATAAAGCATTGGTTAGCTACAAGAGAGTATCAATTTATTAAAGATATCAAAGAAGAAGATGTACCAAAAAATTTATGTTTGCGTGTATCAGCAATCAAAGTAGATAGTAAGCCACCTACATTTTGGAAGTGGACTTCTGGTGTACACAAAGATAAAAAAGCAATAGGTAGAGAATGTCCTGCATATAAACAGGATGGTGAGTGTGGTAGTTGTCGTGCCTGTTGGAGTCGTAAAGTTAAACAAGTAAGCTATAAGGAGCATTAATGAGAGAGTATACATTTGAAAGAGTTAGTGGAGATAAGAAAATTATTGAAGCCAGAAGTTTAAAAAAAGCTATAATAAAATATGGTGGTAAACCAGAGGGTAATGACGACCATGTATATATAACTTGGACAAATAAAAAGAAAAATGATAGTGAGGCATCTGTTAAATTACCATACGTAACAAGAAAAGAAAGAAAAGGTAGACTATGAGTTATGGTGATGGTATAAGAACAATACTTGAGTTTCATTATAAATGGTGCATAGCTAACAATAGAGATATATCATGGTATGGTAAATATAAAAAAAAAAGAAATAAAAAATCAACAAAGATTTATTAGTATGTCATTTGTTTGGAAACATCCTAAACATTATAAAAAAATAAAAAAAGAAAATGACTTGACAAATCAATCAAATGATGATAAGGAAAATCATGATGAAAAAATACAAAGTAAGAATAATAGCATATCAACACGAACTAAACGCAGTCCTACCATTCGATTACGAACCAAACCAACAACAACTTGAGTCAAAGATAATTGAGTATCTAAATAATAATTTATTTAAAGTAGAGTATAATAGTTTTGTTGCATTAGAAAGTTTTAATAGTAGTAAAAAAGAAAAAAAATATAACGAAAATATTTACTATTGGGAAATAAAAGATTGAATTATAAACAACAGTTAGCAGTTATAGAGGGACTATCAATACCAGATGACACACAAACTAGAATGGATTGTCCATTTTGTGGTGGTAGAAATACTTTATCTGTAGATACAACAGAAAATAAATTATCATGGTATTGCTTTCATGCTTCATGTAGTGCTAAAGGTAGAAAACAAGGAGAAAAAAATATGCAATATGTAGAAAGAGTATTTCATGGCAATAAAGAATTACATATAGAAGATGTTAATTTTAAAATACCAGATAGCTTTCAATCAATATACTCAAATGAAAAAGCTATGCGCTGGTTGTCTAATAATAATTGCTGGGAGTCATGGTCATGGGGCCGTGCAGATTTTAAGTATGATGTTAAACAAGATAGAGCTGTGTTCTTAGTTAAGAACAGAGTATCACATAAGATAGTAGGTGCGGTAGGTAGAGCATTAAATAAAAATGATTTTCCTAAATGGTTTATGTATGGTAACAAAGATGTTCCATTTAAATGTGGTGAGTGTAATGATGCAGTTATTGTAGAAGATTGTCCATCAGCTTGTGCTGTATCTAATATACTGACAGGTATTGCAATCATGGGCACAAAGTTAAAATCAGTACAGAAGTCTCACTTAAAACCTTACAAGAATTTATATATATGTTTAGATAGAGATGCTACAACAAAAGCATATGATATGGCAAAAGATTTAAGATCCTCTGGATTTGATAATGTAATAGTAAAACCACTCGAAGATGATCTTAAATATTATAACACAGAACAAATAAGGGAGATGTTTTATGGACAGTAATATGAAAAAAGAAATACTTGATAGCTGGAATAGTTGGAAGTATGATATACTTGATATGAATAGATCTGAGTGGACACAAAGAGATCAATCTATATTAGATACAATAGAGTTATTATTAAGAAAGGAGTATGGAGATGGTGATACATCTAGATAGGGGGCCTGCTGATCTTGAGGAAGTAATTGATAAACAACAAAAGCAAATTGATTGGCTTAAAAAACAAACTAAGAAAACACAAGATGATAGGATAGCAGAGATCATGGCTTTGTATGCGGAGGTAAAAAGATTAAAAAATTTAAACGAAGATTTACAGAAGGAGTTACATGATAGAAAAGCAAATGATTAGGCTTATGCTTAATAAAAAATTTTATACACAATACAAAGGTACGTTATCACCAACAGTATTTGCGGGTGATATAAGTTCTTTGTATGACACAATACAAAAAGCACATGAAAAATATGAAGAAGATATAAAAGTTGATGAGTTATATTCTTTACATACAGCTATATTTAATCCTGCTTTAACACGGGCTGCAAAAGAAAAGTTTAGTGAATTAATAGAAGACATCAGAGAAACGCAAGAGCCTAACAAGGAAATAGCAAAAGATATAATGCGTATTCTATCTGATAGAAATCTTGCGCAAAGGATAGCGGTAGAGGCTACAGAAATATTTAATGGTAAAGAGGCAAACTTTGCAGATATAACAGGTATGATAGATAGACATAAGAATAATGTTGATGAGGATAAAGTACCTGCAGTTACAAATGATGTTGGTGAAGTATTAGATTTACTAGATGTAACAACTAAATGGAAGTTTAATATACCTATATTAAAAGAATGTGTAGGAGGTATTGGTGGTGGCAATTTAATGATAGCATTTGCTAGACCAGAGACAGGCAAGACTGCATTCTGGGTTAGCTTGTGTGCAGGACCAAATGGTTTTGCAGAACAAGGTGCAAAGGTACATGCATTTATAAATGAAGAACCTGCTATTCGTACACAAATGAGAGCAATATCTTGCTATACTGGTATGACTAGAGAAGAAATAATACAAGAAAGAGATATAGCAAAAAGAGTTTGGGGTGAGATAAAGGATAATATTAGTATGTTTGATACGGTGGATTGGTCAATGGAAGATATAGATGCACACTGCGAAAAGCATAAGCCAGATATAATAGTTATAGATCAATTAGATAAAATTAATGTTACAGGTACATTTGCTAGAACAGATGAGAAGTTAAGAAAAATATACACGAATGTAAGAGAAATAGCCAAGCGAAGAAACTGTGCAGTCATTGCGATATCTCAAGCATCAGCGGATGCACATAACAGAGATAGTATTTCATTTGATCAAATGGAAAACTCTAAGACAGGTAAGGCAGCTGAAGCAGATTTAATTATTGGTATAGGTAGAAATGCTAACACTGATACAGATAATAAAACAAGAAGATTATGTGTAAGTAAAAATAAAATTAATGGCTATCATGGTGAACCAACTTGTACAATTAGAAGGAGTATTAGTAGATATGATGTATAATAATTTAGATAGACTTGTAAATATATTTATTGCTTTTGCAATAATTTTTGTGTTACTATATATGTGCTATGTAACTTTGCACATACAAGATATGTGGGATATGATTATTGAATATCAAAATGAACTAGATAGTTATAAAAAAGAATTAAAACAATTGAAACTATTAATAATATCTATGAAAGGAACGGCAATATGATAACAACGGTTGATGTGGAAACATCTTATCAAAAAACAGAAAATGGTGGCTATGATCCATCACCTTTTCATCCAGATAATATATTAGTTAGTGTGGGAATTAATGATGAATATTATTTTACTAATCATAGTGAAAGAATAGATAAAGGTTGCTACCACAATATACAATCTATATTAGATAAAACAACTTTACTAATAGGTCATAATATAAAATTTGATTTGATGTGGTTATTAGAATCTGGATTTAAATATAGTGGTAGAGTATATGATACTATGCTGGGAGAGTACTTACTTAACAGAGGTGTAAGGAAAAGTTTAACTTTAGAAATGTCTTGCCGTAGAAGAAAGATAGGATCTAAAGATAGTAGTATAAAAGAATGGATGGATAGAGGTGTATCATTTGAAAACATACCAAAAGATATTGTAGAAGAGTATGGTAAAATAGATGTGCAAATAACTAGAAGACTATTTGATTCTCAGATGGCAGATTTTAGATTACCAAAGAACAAAGGTTTACTAATGACAGTTAAAATGATGAATGAGTTTCTAATTGTATTATCAGAGATGGAAAGAAATGGTATTAATATTAATTTAGAAGATTTAAATAATGTTGAAAAAGAATTTAGAGCAGAGTTTGCATATCTAAAACAAAAGATAGATAAGATTGTATATAAACAAATGGGTGATACTAAAATTAATTTATCCAGTCCAGAACAATTATCTTGGTTAATATATTCTATGAAACCAAAAGATAAAAAAGAATGGGCTAAAATATTTAATGTGGGTATAGATAAAAATACAGGTAAAAATAAAAGAAGACCAAACTATTCTAGACAACAGTTTAGAACTTTAGTTGCAGATAATACTGAAGTAATACACAGAACTGTGGCTGAACAATGTATTACATGTAGGGGTAAAGGTGTAATTAAAAAAATAAAAAAAGATGGTAGCCCATTTAAAAATTATACTAAATGTCCAGATTGTGATGGAGAAGGATATATCTATACACCAATGGCAAAGGTTGCAGGGTTTAGACAAAGACCTAGAAGTGTATATGATATTGCAGAGTCTGGATTTAGAACAGATAAATTAACTTTAAATAAAATTGCAGCTGAAGCAGAAGGTGAGTTCAAAGAATTTATTGATGCAGTTGTAAGACACAATGCAGTCGATACATACTTAAATACATTTGTAGAAGGATTAAAAAATTTTACAAATGAAAAAGGTTTTTTACATCCTAAGTTTATGCAAGCTATAACTGCAACTGGTAGATTATCTAGTCGTGATCCTAACTTTCAAAACCAACCTAGGGGTAAAACATTTCCTATCCGTAAGGTAGTTACTTCTAGATTTAAAGATGGTAAGATGATGGAGATAGACTTTGCACAACTAGAGTTTAGAACTGCAGTATATCTAGCACAAGATAAACAAGGTATGGAAGATATAAAAAATAAAATAGATGTACACCAATACACTGCAGACATCATAGGTGTATCAAGACAAGATGCAAAAGCACATACATTTAAACCTTTGTATGGTGGTGTAACTGGTACAGAAGATGAGAAAAGATATTATACTAAGTTCTTAGAAAAATATAAAGATATAAAAACTTGGCATGAGAAACTACAAACAGAAGCAATAAGATTTAAGCAAATCAAATTACCAACTGGTAGAGAGTATGCTTTTCCGTATGCAGAGAGAACACCTTGGGGTGGATCTACTTATGGCACACAGATAAAAAATTATCCTGTACAAGGTTTTGCAACTGCAGATATTGTACCGATTGCTTGTATAAATATATATAAACTTATGCAAGAAAAGAAAGTGAAAAGTTTACTTATAAACACAGTTCATGATTCTATTGTGGCTGATGTTTACCCTGGCGAAGAAGATGTGATGAGTGAGATATTTAACAGGGGCACAGCAGATGTAATACCTGCATTAAAACAGTATTACAAAATAGA